CACCCTGAAACCTTGGCTCACTGCTCTCGACCGTCTTGATCAAGCCTTCAAAGTCCTCAAATGTCGCAGCAGTGGCGCGGGTGAACGTGGGATCAGTGCCGGTGGTTGCTGCTAGGGTGTTCTGGCCCTTCCAGTAGAACAATGGGGATGGTGCTGGCGGGACCGGAGGAATCTCAGGGCCACCTATGGATCCACCAAGCTTGCGCTGGCTATGGAATACCGGGTTGTCCTCGCGCTCCTGGGCCATCAGTCGGTCAGTGGGCAGCGACTTGATGTCTGTACCCACGCCCATCACAGAATTCGCGAAGGTTGACGTAGCCTTCCGTGATCGCTTTTGATTTATTCTTCCAGGGGTGAAAGTGCGTCTACGTGGCATGCTGTCAGTCGGGTTTCAATCGGTGACTAGCATTCTCACATCATATTTACGCTAACAATACTGTCAAGGGTACAGGTTTCACGTGAAGCGAGAGTGCTCGGGATGCCAGTCATCAACGTCACCGACCAGGTCATCCATCTCGAAGGTTGTCACGCCCTCACCCGCGCCCAGTAGCCCGTAGTGACACGCCTCGCATACGTGTGACTCTGGCCCCTTATCTGGCTTGTCAGTGAACCTGTCACCACCGCTGACCTGGATCCGCTTGTACTTGTACGCGCCAGCGAGCCCTCGGACCAGTGTCGTGCAGTTGGGATCAATCAGGATCGACGGCCTGCCGTTTGACAGTGACCGTAACTTCTCATCAAGCGCCGTTATCCGCACCTCGAAGTCGTTCGTGTGGCATGGCATCGCCTCATCGAGACCGGCTAGTCTGAGCATCTCAATGGGAGTCTCGTCGCGGGTCTGCGCCATTGCATCACCCGCAGGGTCGCACCAGACACTGATCGTGTAGCCGCTGTAACGCTCGGACAATAACCGCCTGACCTCTCTCCCGAATGGCAGTGCGCTACTGTTTTCGGTCACAATCTCTTCCAGCACGGACCACTGACCTAGCCCGGTTGACTGCATGACCACCGCTGCGGGTGTCCGACCAAAGTCTATACCAACGACAAGGGGGTAGCCGGGAATCGCCTCACACGCGCTCACATGGATCTGCTCGTTGAAGTCTGGGTGTACCGGCCTGCCGTCACTGAAGTGTACGAACTCGTTGCCCAGGTTCTGCCTGATGTAAGCATCACTGACGGCGCCAGAGACCTGGTTGATGTAGTAATTCTCGGGCAGGTTCTTGGCGTTCTCCGCGTTAGGGTTCGGCTTCCACTGCCCCCCCTCGTTGATCACGCCGCCCGGCTGTATCCCGAAAAACCACTGGTCAGGCTTCTCCGTCAGCGCAAGCTTGCCAAGCCAAGCATCCCGATCTGGCGCGTTTGAATCAGCCAGCATCATCTGCCTGGACCTCGGCGGGTATCGACCCGTCCTGCCGAACAGCAGACTCACCAGGGCGAATCGCATTTCCTTTATCTCGTTGACCCAGACCCACGAGCACTGGAGACCTCTAGCCTTCCTCATGTCCTGCTCTAGGTCGAACGCCAGGAAGACAACCTCCGCGACTACCTTGGACCCATCAGTCTTGAAGTAGGTCGCCTTCCACGTTGGGCTCTTGCCGCCAGCACCGTTGACGAACGTGCCAATGGTCATCTCGTCAGTCCAATCGCGCCAGTCCTTGATCGTTGTATTCTGCAAGTCAGCGAAGGTGTTACGTGCTATGACCCCCCTGGTCCTGCGCACCGGCATCTCAGTCTTAGCGCCGAAGACATCTGTCGTGGTCTCGTTACGGGCCTCTTGGTTGTCGATCAGGTGTAGGCACTCAGCGATACAGGATTGCGTCTTACCTGACCCTAACGGTCCTATTAGGACGCGGTGATGATAGTCATCCCTTGCCTGGTGGAACCTTCGCAGGGTCTCGCCTTGGGGCGCGTACCTCACCTTTATCTGGGGATTCGGTATCGCGTTCTTTTTTGACATTGAATATCCTGTCGAATTCTCTGTTGAACCTGCTGTTATCCTGCGGTCGGTGGTAGTGCCTACTCATCGATGATACTGCCAGTAATCCTGCGCCCTAGTTAACCTCCTGCGTTCGATGCTGGTCCTCATCCACTGACCCATCACATCGCTCCAGCGATACATGAATCCGTGGGATCCTATCCGGTAGGGTTCAGGTGGTGCGCCATCGACCTCTCTGATGTGCGTGGCCTCCTTCAATCGTTGTACGTGCTCTGCTGATTGCCATTCTTCTAGACCCTTATCTCTTTTTGCCATCATTGCCCCACATTAATTTGATATCGAATCCAATGCGCCAGAGCCAACTCCTCTTCTGAATACCAGATGTCCCAACTACGCTCCATTTTCTATCTCCATAATAAATCGCCCGATGACTTCAGGTATTTGTGGAACAACCGCATTGCCTAACTGTTTAAGTCGGTGTGACCTTCTGGAAATCCCATCAGCCACTCGACCCAGGTCGGGTTCAACTTTCCAGATTTCGGGTGTACCACCTGAGAAAGCATTAACTGTTTCCCTAGATTCATACGCCGCTGCAAAGATGGATTGCTCAAGTTCCCCCGATCCCTGTTGTCGCTGGCTGCTGGTGTCGGCCACATCCTCGCAGGGCTTCCCATCACCGCCTTGGCTGCCAGTGTCGGAGTCATTCTGTTGAACTCCGCAGGATACGCCCCCTCCTTCGCGTTGTGAGCCGTTGGGGTATGCCAAAACACCTGCTCCCGAAGCTGCGCCTTCGGATGCCCCTGCTCCTTCCGTTTCGATGCGGCCCCCTTCCCGTCCGTTGCTCTTGGGGCATGCCACAATCCAGATCCTATCTCGGTGATGGTGCGCGCCAAATTCTGAAGCTGAAATACAGTGCCATTCCGCATCATACCCGACCTCGGAAATGTCCCAGAGAACTCGCTTAAACCAGTCTCCCCCTCCTCCGTTAAGCAAAGCTGTGACGTTTTCAAAGATGGCATACTGGGGTCGAATTTCCCCAAGTAGACGGGCGCACTCAGACCATAAACCCGATCTTGTGCCTTCCGATATACCGGCCTGGTTTCCTGCGACTGAGATGTCTTGGCAGGGAAATCCTCCGCAGAGAACAGAGATATTTGTGATTCCGTCACTGTCTAACCTCTCTTTTGTGAGTGTTCTCACATCATCGTAAATCGGCACATCAGGCCATTTATTTTCCAGCACCTTCCTGGCTTCTGCATCAAACTCGCAAAACGCTACTGTCTCCATCCCCGCCCGTTCTAGGCCAAGGCTGAACCCTCCGATCCCGCTGAACAAATCAAGGCAGCGCATTCTTGGCCCTCTCGCTTAGTTCCTTGCTATGCCACGCCTCTGCCCCCTTAACAATCTCGTCCAGGTACTCCAGCGCAAGGTCTGACGTTCCTATCGCGCCTGAATGCCCCCGGGGATCCCGCAACGCCAGGCTGAAGCACTCAGCTAGTAGCATCTGCTTCTCAAATATTGTCCGCTTCGACACTAGACCTTCTCCCCCATGCCCGTGTAGTCCAGCGTCATCACCGTCCCTAGGATCAGTTTCGCCTCCTCTTGGCTATCCCGCGCATCGGGCAGGTACTTGTTCAGCAGTTTCATATGCCCCGCCAGAGCAACCTCTAGTCGCCTAACCTCCAATGGCTCTAGCTCATTATTTAAGTCCTTGAGTTTGCCAATCAAATCAACGCTGTGTCGGAGGTGCTGTTGTTTGCTAACGAGTTCGCGCAGGCTCTCGACACGCTCTGCTTTAATCTTCTGTGGTAGCGTCTGTCCTGACTTCATAATACCTTCCCGCATGTTTCGCAGCATGATCCATCCGTTAGCATTAGGCTTGCTGAAGAGTATCTCTTGTTGCTTCTAACGATACTTCCCTTTCGCACTAACGCATCGACATGGCACTTTGCTGTGTTGGCTGATGACCACCCGAAGTGACTGCAAAATTGTTTCATTGTTGGAGTCCCTCCCCGAGAGTCCCGCTGAAAGTCCCGGATAAAATCCAGCACCTCATTCTGTTTAGCCGTCAGCATCGACTGCTCTCATCCGGTCGCTTAACCTTTGCGCCCTGGCTGGTGTCTGCTCGTACCATTTTGAGTCAAGCATCTCGTCTGCTGCGGTCTCGTAGTCGAGGTTCTCAATCGCCGCCCACATCTTTTTAAAGTTGTTGACCCCGGTCAGTCCCAGTTGATAGGACATGTGTGACGTAACCAGCACGACCTCTGAAGGCCTGTCGTTGAGTATTGGGTGCGCCTTAATGACATCGTTAATGATTGCGGGGAATCGATGACTTACGATCATCTTTGACTCGTACTCTGACAACCAGGTAAGCCCGTGGCCTATGGTCCCGACACCTAGCGTGTCTTCGTAGACCTCGGACCTGAAACCCTCTTCCTCGCAGACGTTATCAACCTCGCTCTGCACTAGTTGTTGCGGTTCACTCATTTAGTTAACTCCTCGTATCGTTTGACCAAATCAGCAACGTGACCAGCAGCACTACCAGCAGCAGCAACTTCGGCAGCAGCATAAGCATAGGCGGCATCAGCAGCCTCGGCAGCAGCAGCGGCAGCCCTAGCATCAGCCCTAGCATCAACTGAGTTAGCCCTTAATTCTTCTGTAGTAACGTCCTCGCCTGCCAACCATTTATTTACTAGTTCAATGTGTTCGTTCATTTGTTTAACTCCAAATTAGTGCTGGTTTTTGTGGAGGACAGGGTTACCAGCAACCTGCATCTCAGGACAAAGCTCATACTTCACCCCTCCTCGTTGTTAGAAAAACTTGCCACCACCACCGACCGGACTGTAAGGACGTTTGTGCCTTGGTCTAGGACCGTGCTCACCGATGTAGACCTGATTGCCAGGTGTTGCAATCCACTCCTCAACGAGAATCTTGTTTAATCGAGCCTCCTCGATTTTCTCTTCAACTGTTTTTTGCGGCCTGAACTCCCGCGACCTTTTGCTCTGTCTCAGGCTCAAGTTGCCCAATTGCAATCGTTTCGCCATTACCATCTCCCTCGGGTCCAACCACCCACCCTGACACCTGAATAAAATATCGCCGCTTGAAACCTTGAGTAGCCACGTGCTCTGAGCATCTCCTGGAATAGCTGGTCACATACCTTTCGGGTCTGCCATTTGCTGGCGTAGAGATGATCGTGGACCACTGCTGGTTTTCTGCTGCGACCTGTTCGACTCATAATTGAACGCATGAAAAACGGAATGCTCGCTAGGTCCGTCTTTGTCCCGGCTGGGACTCTCACGAAACTGGATCCTTCGTATGTAAAATCGTTCGTGACCTCAAACACGCCAGGCTCATCGTCTAGCGTTTTTAAGACCAGGTCGGTGAATACGCCTTTCATTCTTCGCCCATCGTTCTAGTGGCGTTGACACAGAACAGGTTAGTACTCAGAAAAATAACGCAGTAATCCACCTGCCCGGGCGCCCCTCCTGCAATCGTCTTTCGCTCTTCTGGTAGCGAGGAGCAGCCACTCAGCAAAAGTGTTAGCAATAGTATTCTCATGTCATCTCCTTCAACTCGTTTCGGTAGTACATAATTTGTTCAGCGAGGTCGTAGCGGTTCCACTTCCACGCCTGCCGAGACTCTTCCTCCATTTCAAGAACAGCATCGTCACCAATCTCCAGGCATAGGTTCCTTCTGAACTCATGCGGCATGCCTGACCTAAACGTGTTGCAACCTGGACACTGCGGTCGACAATTAGATTCGTGATGCCGTGTTGGGCTCTGTGTCCGAGGAATGTAATGTCCGTTATGCATCTCAGTGATCTTCCGATTGACGCCGCACGTAAAACAATCCACCGTCAAGCCATCTGCCGAATAATTCCTGCGGACATATTTTGAAAACTCCGCATCTAACAATTTTATTAGCTTCGGGATAGTTTTCTCTGGCAGCGGAATTCGTGGCGCCATTACGATTGCCTCATGCTGCTTTGGTTTCCCGTGTTTCAAACAGGCCAGCCAGGTCGGGGTTCTCCTGCATAATCATCCGAGCAAAATGCGCCTTGTGATTGTTGTTGAGTTTGAAGTCGTCTTCAGCGTCCGTTGTCATCATGAAGTCCCAGCGCAGGTTCTCCCAGAGTGTCGCTATCCCAAGTTTTTTGGTCGGGTGCATGCGGCGATACTGTCGGCTCTGAAAAACCAGCGTCTTGTACACGTGCGGGTTTTTGTTGTGAAAATCAATAAAACTTTCAGTGATCGTCATTTCTGTTCCCTTGGCAAAATCAGTCCATCTAAATCGGTTGCTGCCCATGCCTCCATCGCCGTAAGCAACTCTGACATGCTGATAAATTTCATTGCGTGATCGTTCCTGGTGAGCTCAGACTCGCTTTTCTTGTACGCGCTGCTCCCCATGTACGTGAAGCCCGCTGGCATACCAGGGACGTTGTCGACAAGCTTGGTGTTGCCGAGATTCAACAGCACCAGTTGTTTGACAGAGTCTTTGCTGACCATTACCTGTCGCGCCTGGAGGTGATTCGCAATCACGCCGCACCAGGCATGAAACATTGCGTTCTGGTCCAGGCTTCTCATCTCAGTGATGCCAACATTTTTGCGATTGCATCCAGACCCAGTTGCTTGTTCCTGGGCGGTGGCAATGCCTCACGCTCGAAAAACTCGACCTTCTTGACGTTCATCTCCCGCAAAAGCTTCTTGAACTCACCCAGCGTCGGAGCAAAGGTCGGGAAATGGTCAACAAGCTTGAGCAGCGCATCATCGACCCGGTCGGGGGCTTCCTTGGCGAGGTGAGCCAGCCACATCCGTTTGGTCTGCGACTCATCACCAGACTTCCAGGCGCTGTTTGGATAGAGCACCTTGATCGTTGCAAATATCTTGTTGACCATTGCCTTCTGCTCACCAGTCCATGTTAAGGAGGAGTTCCGTTGCGGTCTGTTGATGATTTCGTTGACTGTTTCCATCGTGTCTCTCCTTTCGAGGTTTGTAGACGTCCTTCCAACTGCTCACTAGGCTGTTCTCGATGATTTCGTTGACGTCATGATTTTGCTGGCCGAACTTCTCGATCTTGTTGGTCAGTGCGGTGATTGCTCGATCAGAGTTGACCGCCTTCAGCGTCTTCCTCATCGACAGAAACTCTTCCCAAAGTCCTGGCTCAACACCAAGCGGAATTGACCGTTTAACAACACAAAGCTTTTCTTTCTTGGTTCCCTTCTTGGTTCTTCTTGGTTCGGGTGAACTCAGTTCAGGGGTTTTGGAACTCAGTTCAGGGGTTTTGGAACTCAGTTCAGGGGTCATCACATCAACCACGGAACTCAGTTCGGGGGTAACTACTGAACTCAGTTCAGGGGTTTTGATGGTGTATTTGTTGCGGCGACCATGCTTTCTTATGACAGTAATAAACCCGCTGTTCTCCAACCTCGTTGTGGAGTCACTGATATACCGTTCAGAGCACATCGCGGCTTCCGCGAGATGAGCGTTGCTGGGATCACACCTTTGAGTGTTGCTGTTCAGGCAGTCACAAAGAGCGATCAGAACCAGCTTGTCCGTTTGTGTGTCAGGCGTTTGCTTAATCGCCCAGGCCGCTGCTTCAAAGCTCAAGACGCTTGACCAGCGTTGATTTTCTCAACCTGCTCCTCAAGGTAGAAAAACAACTCATCGACTCGGTCGCTGCACATTCGGCCCCGATCACCAACCTTCACGTGATGGATCCAACGATAGTCAATACCCGACTCTTCGCTAATTTTCGGCATGTTTCGCCCCAACGAACTCATAAAGTCAGGTGAGTTCAGTAAACGGCGACAAAGCGACAACCGCTTCTCCCGTGGCCTTTCAATTTCTACCATAATGTCCTCAAGCGCATTTACTACTGATCATTAGCATCTTACACGACATGATCCCGAGAGCAATATTTTTCTAAGCGCATGAGGCTGCGAGGATAAATTCAAATTATATTTGACCTCCAAAACATTATAGTGGTATCGTTTTTCTTCTCGCAGTAGTGGTTGGGGCTACCCCGACAGAAAAAAAATGGATACAAATGAGCACTCCAAGCAATAGGTTTTTAAGAAGCAATTTAGTGTTGCTGATGAATCTGCAAGACAAGACGTTTGCGGACATTGATCGTGAATACATTAGAGAGACAAGCATGGTGAGCGGCAGACACCTCAGAACAATCGTTGGTGGTGAGGGTCGAAACTGCACACTCCAGACGCTGGATCACATGGCTAAACTTTTTAAGGTTAGGCCGCAGGACATGATCTCAGAAAACGCAAACGACTTAGAAGAAAGAAAGGACTGGGCTGATCCAGTGCTTGAGAATTTGATTAAGGAATACCGGAACGCAACGAACGCTGGCAAGGAGCTGATTAGGAGCACTGCCGCAATGGTTCCAAAAATAGAAAAAAACAAGGTTTAATAAAGTCAAAAAGGAAATAAAATGAGCGGTTCTGTTTTGGACTTTTTAGATGATTTACCAACTCAGTTAGATTTTATTTTATTGAGCTTAGATGACGACGAAGACCCGACACGGTTGATAAAAGCTATGTCTGACAGATTTATGCGAACAGGGAAGCTCGTGGAAACACTACCCTGGGAGAGTGCGGCAGCCTTACTGAACCAATCAGTCGAACTAATCCGATGCAATAAAAAGGATCAGGCCGCTACAATGATTTTGTATTTGAGAAAACGAATTGACAGTTATACCGGATTAAAACACGTTGACGAAATCCCAGAAATTTTTCAAAAAAACACTCATGCTCGAATGAAGTGGGTGCTAGAAAATAGCCTGCAAAAAATCCCAATAATTCTAAAATTGATTTCCCCTGCATTCTCCGTAGCAATTGTGTCCGGGAGGGCCGTGACCGTTGAACCAAAAATAGATTGTCATTTGCTGGATAAACTCATTGAAAACATCAGAGTAACCTCACTAGAACTGTTCGTTGTCGAAAGCAGAAGTCTTTCGGCAAAGTTATTTTTCAGCAATATTTTAAGACGTTTTATCGAAGTCAAAAAAAATATTGTCAGCAATTGTTGCCAGGAAGCTGTCAAGTGCATCAACGAAATCGATCTTCTAATCAAAGAGTTTGTCGCGGCATAAGCACCTCTGTTTTTTTTGCTCGAAGTATGTTGTTTAGAACATGCATTCTATTTTCAGTGGTATTTACAGGCATGAATATTAGAATCCCCTGTCGTACAAAGTATTTATGTTGACTTTAAATGTCTTAAAGAGCATTATTATTTTTGCATGCTTTACAAAGCATTTCTCGCAAACAAGGAGCCATAATGCCAAATTTAAGCTTTCAAGAATCACAGCTTTTGCAAGAACCAGATCCCTTCTACCCGCCGTCAAGCGAGCTTCACGCTGAAGCGTTTCAGACGTTTTTCACACAGTCCGCTGTCGACTGGTCAGAATTCTTTGCACCCGAGGACTTCAACATCAACCCTGATTGCAGGGACATCAACCAGCATCACATGGCCCTCGGTTTGAAGCTGTCGATCATGTTCCGTGACCATTTTGAGGACAACTACCAGGACTGGGAGGAAGCGTGATGTATTTGTACAAACAGGTTAAGTATCGAAACCAAGACGAACTTATCGCAGCAATTATTCAGGAGAGGAAAACATCGTGAAAACATCAACATTTGAGCAGTTATCACAGATCAACTGCAACGACCACGTGCAGACTAAAGGCAAGTTCAGCTACTTAAGCTGGACCTGGGCATGGGCAATCCTTAAAAAACACGTACCCGATGCGACTTTTGAGAAGCACCTGTTTAACGGCCTGCCCTACATGGTTGACGCGCAGGGATACGCATTTGTGTCGGTCTCAGTGACCGCTGAAGGCGACACGCTAACAGAAGTGTACGCAGTGTTAGATAATCGCAATCAGCCTATAAAGAACCCCACGAGCTTCCAGATCAACACATCACTGCAACGGTGTTTAGTTAAGGCTATCGCCTTTACAGGACTTGGGCTCTACATATACGCCGGAGAGGATCTCCCGGACAGCGACGAGCCTCCTGCCGTTTTGAAAACTGAGGTCATTACTGCGGACCAGGTTGCAACGCTCACACAGATGATCGATGACTCATCAACTGACGCTGTTGCATTTTGCAACTTTCTAAAAATTACGGACATCCAGACAATGCCGCCAGCAGTCTATGACACGGCAGTTCACGCACTCACTAGCAAGCTCAAAAAGCAGAGGCAAGCATGATTGTTGAGAAAATGGAGCAAGGCTCACTTGAATGGCACGAACACCGTGCCAAGTACCGCAACGCAAGCGAGGCAGCGATAATTATGGATTGCGCCCCCGCGTACTGGAAAACGTCAAAACGGATCCTGTGGGAGCAAAAGCAGGGATTGCGAGGATCCTCGGTCGATGCAAACAACCCTGCAATTTTGCACGGGAACAACATGGAAGCAGCGGCGTTGGCTTGTTTCAATAAGAACTTCAACGCGAACGCTGCGCCAGTCGTTGGCGTAAACGGCCTCTACTCGGCATCACTCGATGGCTGCGGCACAGACCGAGAAGGACGGTCGCTTCTGGTAGAGATTAAATGCCCCTGGCGCGGTACTTCTTCAGAAGTCTGGAGGAAGGCAGCAAGCGGTGAAATCGCCTCTTACTATTATTGGCAAATGGTTCACCAGCAGTACGTGGTCCCGGTTGAGCAAGCATTCTTCTTCGTCTACATAAGCGACGACCAGTTCATCGTCCTGCCTCACATTTCGACTGAGGATGACACAGCCGCCCTCCTTGCCGCCTGGGACGACTTTTCGGCATTCGAGCCAGAGCCCGACTTTGTGGAAATGGAGGACGAGCACATGAAGGTGCTTGTCACTGAGCACCAGGCGCTGATCAGTCAGCAGAAACACCTGAAGGCTCAACTCGACCAGGTCGAAACAGCTATGAAGGCAAAGGCCGGTGACGACAACGTGCTCGCATTCGGATGCAAGATCCAAACAATCGAGCGCAAAGGCTCTGTCGATTACAAGCAGATTGAGACCTTGCAGGATGTTGATCTAGAGCAGTACCGGAAGCCACCATCTAAATACCAGAAAATTTCATACCTAAAAAAGGAAGCGTAAAAAATGGCAGCACTCATTATCGCAACAGGCAACGTAGGTCGGGTTGAAACCAAAGAACTGTCAGACGGCAAGAAGTTAGTTAATTTTTCAATCGCCTCAAACGAAAAATATAAGGGTACGGAGACAACGACCTGGGTCAATTGTGTCGCATTTAGCGCGTTGGCTGACATGCTCGATCAGCGCATGAAGCAAGGTCAAAAGGTGTTTGTTGAGGGTCAGATGCGGAACCGTAGCTGGGAAAAAGACGGTGTCACACATTACCGCACAGAATGCACAGTGATCAGGTTTGAGTTTTTGAGCCCGAAGAGTGAATCCAGCCAGACAGAGATGGCGCCTGCTGACGATTTCGAAGATGACGAAGTACCATTTTGATCAATAACAGAAAACGAGTACCGAAAGAGACTTGCACCCCGGAGGAATGGGAGATGGTGTCTGCTGCGCGGCGTGATAGCCAGTACACTGGGAACCGTCATCTGGGGGATGCAGCCAACAACTGGCTACAGAAACCGTGGGGAAGGACCAGGAAGCGCCCAGCGGTTGACGATGAATTTAGATGTAGAGGACGATAAATGATTGTGACAGAAAAGAAAATCATAGGCCTGCTAGGGTACACTTCTAGCCAGATACGCAGACGCAGGCAACTGCACTGGACCGAAGGGCGCCACTATTGGAAGGAACCCGGTGGAGCAACCTGCTACAACACAGAGGAGATTGCGCAATGGATGGCGTCTACGAAGAGAGAGGAAGGTGCAGAATCATTTGGCGCGAAGGAAGGCGCAGGAAGTCGCTCACACTTCAGATCCCATACTCACCAACTGGTGTAAAACGCGCCTGGAAGATCAGAGAACAACATATCAAAGCGTTTCGGCGTGGAGATAAAGTAACAAGTCCGGTCCAGACGTTTGGCAAACTATCCCAGACTCGACTTGATACGGCCCAAATATCCCCTGAGACAAGACGCACTCAAAAGTCGTACTTGAACAAGTACTGGAGCCCACTGTTCCATGTTCCAGTCAGTGAGATCGAGTACGGTGACCTCCTCGACCTGTTTGGTAATCTCGACAAATCCCCCAAGACCCTAAAGCACATTCTTTCTGCCGGTAGCCAGGTGTTTGAGTTAGCCATCAAATCACACTGGCGAACTGACAACCCTGCCCGGCTATACGCAAAGGAGGTAAAGTTGGTGAAGCGAAAGGTTGATCCCTTCACCCGTGAAGAGCGGGATATGATCCTGGATGACCTCAAAAATAACCAACACCTATTCTATGCCATCAGGTTTTATAGCGGACTCAGACCCAGTGAGGCCATCGCTCTCAGGTGGTCTGATTACAAGGACGGCGTATTCAGTATCACGAAAGGCCGCGTCAGGGGTAATGAGGGGCCGACAAAAACCAAAGTTGACCGGGTCGTGCCGGTACATCCATATGTTCAAAAAGCACTCAAGGCTATGCCTCGGCAGCTTCACGACAGTCACATTGTCACGAATCAATACGGCAAAGCGTACCAGTCATCCACCAGGCTGTCAGATGCTTTCTCACGGTCGATGAAGAGACTAAACATTCGGTACAGGTCGCCGTACAACGTGCGTCATACCGCCGCCTCAATGATGCTGGAGAGCGGAATGCGCCCAGCATACTGCGCAAAGGTTCTGGGTCACTCTCTTGAGATGTTCTTTAATGTTTACGCCGACTTTGTGGACAAAGATGAAAGCGAGGCGCAGCGAAAAATATGGTTCGAGATAGACTAGGCGCGGAACATTTGCGGAACAATTGCGGCCAGAAGATGTCAAATGGTGCAGACTAGTTAGTGACCCCTCACCCCATAGCCCTTGTTACACGTGAAACATTGCTGCATCAACCTGCATTATCTTGACGCCGTGTGGGTTCGACTCCTACCTCTTCCGCCATATTTATCCAGTTAAATCAGTAACTTGCACAGCCTCTCGATCTAGCGCGGAACACTCGCGGAACATTCCATAATTCACCTAGTCGCTGCTAAGCACAGGCTAGCCGCTGCTAAGCATAGGCTAGGCACTAGCACGAAACAAAAGTAAGACTTTGTATCTTATGGATAAATTAATATTCTATGTCAGGGTTTTTCTTACAGACATAAAAAAGCCCAGCGTTTCGGCTAGGCTTTTTAGAATCCAAACTTGGCAGGGCGGATTCAAATGAGAAACCTGTTCAAAATGAACAAAGAGACTCACTTGTTGTAAAGATTATATTGAATTTTCAACCTCAAATCTACCACCCTGGGCGGTGGTTTTTAACCAAAGCCAGGGGTGACAAGCTGCATTCACGTGACGTAAGTGCAGTTTAAGTAAATTTTTAGTTACGGGTAAAGAATCATACAGCCCTTTGTTCAGTGGTGTAGTCATCTTGTGACTGCACTTCGCCTGAATCAATCGTACCCAGTTCCGATGGTGCCGATTCATCAGTAGTTACATCTACGGCCTGCTCAATTTCGCTCAAAACGCTTTTCCTTTATGGAAGCATGGCGTATTCCCGCCAAGTGGATTTCCTGATTATAACCTTGAATCAAATTAATACAAATAGGCTTGTTTATTGAATGTTACTCATGTTTATTCGATTAGAGTTCCGTTAATAGATTGGATGAACGATGGCATCCTTGCATCTAGCTCCATGTTGACCTGATTCTTCCAGTTAATAGTGATAGTCCCAAAAGCCTCGCTGATCTTGTTGAAGTAGTCAGTAACGTAATCATCAGCAGTCCACATCTTCCCATCCTTATCAATTCCGGTGTCCTTTACCCTGATCCCTTGGGCAAATACTGTTTCATCGCTCATGTTAAGCAGGGCTAGATACCAATCGAGATCAGCGGAAGATCCAGACATTTTCCAATAGGTATCGTAGGTAGTTCCGTCTTTTTTAAATTTGTGCATTTTACAATCCTTGAGTTAACAATTACGCGCCAGAATCATCTTCGTAAAGATCCTGTGGATTCTGACCTGTCTGACGGGCCAACATCGCTGCTGCTGCTGGGATGGCTATGCCGTACTTCCTAGCGATTGAAATGAGGTTCTCGTCAAACACGACATAGTTAGATGTGCCTCCGTCAAGGCCACGGCTGTTCCCGTCTTTGTAGCGGATGCCTTTGATGCCTAAACCGCTTAAAGCATTGCTTGCTTCAGCGGGGTTTGTTGCTTTAGGTGCTGACTGGTAATAAAGATGCTCTCCTCTTAAGTCAGATGGCTGTTTTGGTAAAGGTTTACTTGAATCGTTAAATAAATTGTCAAGAAGTGCATTGTCAAAATCATTTAAGGCTTTTTTGTTGTCTGTAAAGCCCAAAGTTTCCATATTCTTACGCACTAAATCACTCTGCTGACTCAACGGCAGATCCCAATCAAGGAACTCATCAGGGGAAGCGTCTATTTCTACTTGGTACATGGCTCCCAAATCAGGAGCTAATTCTTCTATTTCGTCGGCCATATCTGCTGCCATCTGCCGATAATCATCATCGTAATCAAGGTTTGAGGCTATATCTCTAAAGTCGGCGGGGGTATCGTTCAGCATGGCTTTCTCGTACATTTCCATTTTTTCATAATTACCGCTCCGCTCTAATGCATTGTACCTACGCAGCAATTCCTCTTCGTAATCTAAATCTCTAGGCGTTAGTGTGTCCCTGTACCCCTTCGCCACATCTTCAGCCTCGGCAAAGTACAACCCATGCCCGTAAGCCTGCGCTCCCTCGCCGGTTCCTATTTTCGACATATTAAAACGCCCTAACGGATGTTCTTTCAGCATTTTAGCGCCTTCGGGTATCGCGTCATCCATAGACTGATAGACTCTAGCCCCGTCAGGCATCTGTAGCTCCCTTACAGGGGGAAAGTCGTGGGGTGAGCCGTGATAGGCTATTGTCTTTTCTCTTGGGACTTCAGGTGTCTCTAACCGACCGCTTACAGTCTCAGGAGAGCCCAAGCCTTTCATCTCCGCTTCTAACTTCTCGCGCTTGATTATTTCCCCGAATGTTGGAGAGTCGAACTCTACCCCCATCTGATCAGAGATGCTGCCAGGCGCGGGGGGACGCGATAGCGCGTCTATTTCTGCCTGAATACTTTCTCTGGTACGCTTCATTTTCTTCGGAATCATCCCAGCAGTAGCCATGCCGCCCGGCACTGCCGCTAAACCATACTCCCATGCGGCAGGATTGTCGCTCTCGTCATCGTTGTACTCTCGACGCATGAGGTTAGCGCCCTCAGTAAGATCACCCACAACAGGCACAAAAGCAGTCGCCAGCGCAGCCGTATCCATAGGGTGCATCTCCGTCAGAGCGCCTACCATCTTCCCTGGGTCCATCATCACATCGTGCGCCATTCTGCCAGCACCCTGCGCTAAGTCAGCCGCGCCACTGGCAACGTCAGAGAATGAGTCAACCATAGAGCCAGGGTCCATCATCGTGTTGTAGACGGCGTCAGCAGCATCCTCACCGAAGTCAGCAAGCCTTCCAAGTGTCTGCCTGGCAAATCCCGCAGCGTTCTCTGGATCTAAATATTCTGAAAGTCTCATCGATAACCCCTGGCCTCTAGCTCGTCTTCTGGTCTGTTGTCTTGGTAATTTATAGCGCCTGATGCTAATCGACCTATCCGGTTGTTCTT